GATTAAGAAGTATGCTAGTCTACAGATTACAGCTATTGTTATCGGTATTCTATTATTCTCAGGGTATAAGATTCATACTCTGAGTTACGATGCTGGGTATAATAAGGCCAATAACGCATGGATCAAGAAAGCTGGCGAGTATAAGGATAAAATCAATACCTTGTACGCAAGCAACGTAGATATGTCGCAACGAATTGACGTCCTTACCACGCAAGACACCTCAAAGCGTGAAGAGGTTGTCAAGGTAGTTACTAAGAAGGTCATTGAGTACCGTGATAAGCCTGAATCCAAGGTTCAATGCCTCGATGACACTTTCATCGACACATACAATGAGAGTCTAGGGGTAAAACAATGAAGAAGTTTATTATAGCACTAATGATTGTTTCCTCTATTGGGTGTAGCGGCACACCAGACCCCCGTATTCAGCTCGCAGAGGTAAAGGTGAAGGACATTGCAGCTAAGCCTCCAGAAACGCTTATGGTGTCACCTGATGAGTTTAAAGCTTTACCTCGGGGGTCTGATAACGGAAAGTCTCTTGATATCATCGTCAATGATAACAATGCAGAAGCGATGAAGACCAAAGATAAGCTTATCCGGCTCCAGCAATTCATACGAGAACTATTCAAGTAACTGATCTCCAGCCCTTATCTAAATGATAGGGGCTTTTTATTTACCCCCTTCCATGATAAAATCACCATATTGTCCAATCCCACTAAGGAGTCGTCATGGCAGCTAAGGCCACGTTCGCTCCCGCCAGTATTAAACAACAGATGATCCTTAAATCAGACGCTGAGATTCTAATCATCGGCGGTGCTGCTGGTTCAGGGAAGTCCTATCTGCTTCAGTTAATGCCTCTGTTTATTATTGACGACCCGCGAACAGCCTGTGTCATGTTCCGCCGATCAGTACCACAGCTACGTGGTCAAGGTGGTCTGTTTGACAAGGCTAAAGATATTTATAACCAACTCGATGTCAACTCTAAACCACGATTTCGTGAGAATGAGATGGAAGCTTTATTCCCAAACGGGGCTAAAGTTAAGTGGCAGTCGATGCAGCACGTAAAGAACAAGCTTGACATTCAGGGCCTAGAATTTACTTTTATAGGCGTAGACGAAGCCACCCAGTTTGAATGGGAACAGCTCGAATACATGATGTCTCGTTTGCGTTCATCTTCTAAATACCCGTCCCGAATGGTTATGTCATGTAACCCAGACCCTGACCATAAAATAAGGGAATTGATTGACTGGTACTTGGACGAGGATGGATATCCAATCCCAGAACGTGACGGCGTTATCCGTTGGTTCATTCGTATTGACGATGAGTTCATCTGGGGGGATACAAGACAGGAATTGATTGATAAGTACGGTGGTGGAGATCCAGACAAGGTATTGCCTTCCTCCTTTTCCTTTATCAGTTCAACAATCTACGACAATCCACCAATGCTTATCAACAACCCCAGCTATCTTGCACGTCTAGAGGGCTTGGATGAGATAACAAAGGCTCAGTTGCTTCACGGTAACTGGGATGCCCGCCCAAAAGGTTCTACATACTTCCACCGTAGCTTCCTAAAGGATGCTCCTTGCGTACCACTCGGTTCTCAAAGTGTACGTCCTTGGGATAAGGCAGCAAAGGCCCGTTCAACTGGTAACAAGACCCCTGACTTTACAGCAGGAATCAAGGTTTCTAAGGACACCAATAACCACTACTACTTGAGCGGTGATTATGTTCCAGAGAACGTGGATGACGGTGATTGGTCTACGGGTGTGCAGGGTAAGTTCTGTAAGAGCCCCGCAGTCCGTGACGGAATTATTGAGAAACAGGCAATAAGAGATGGTGAAGATTGCGTCATAATTTTCTCTATTGACCCCGGACAGGCTGGCATTTCTGAGTTCGATACTTCCTCTAGGGAGTTGATGTCTAAGGGTTTTATTGTAGACAAGGACCCAACACCGACAAACAAAGCAAAGGTGACTAAGTTCACCCCATTCGCAATTCTTGCAGAGAACGGGCATGTAAGCATCGTTAAGAGTTCGTTTGACCTTCCGACATACAACGCACTTATGAAAGAGCTTGAATCTTTCGATGGTTCACCTTCCACACCGACCCGAAAGGATGACTGGGTGGATGCTGTCTCTACGGGTATTAACTACCTAGAGAAGAATCAGGTTGTACGTGCTGTTGCTATGCCGAAGATTAACGCTCCGACAATGTACGCCCGCAGATAATTCATTAGGAGATCCTGTGGCAAACAAAAATAAGAGCCGTGTCCGTCGTTCTCAGATCCTCAAAGAGGCTAAGAGAAAAGGGTATGCTGGGTCTAGATCGGTGACGAAGGCCACCAGCGAGGGCGAATCTGTTAGTCGCTTACGCATGGGAGAGATGGGCTCTTTAGCCATGTCCCAAATCACTGAAGATTCCAGCAAAATGATGGAGGTCGAACTTCGTTGGCCCAACATGATCTCCACAGTTGAATGTATGAAGCAAGATGCTACAGTATCTGCCGCTCTTGACTCCAAGTATACCTTCGTAGAGAAAGCTTTCAAGGACTTTAAGGTTCTCCACAGCGATAAGGATGAATCTAAGGAAGCAGCGGCGTTTGTAGAGCATTGCTTAAAGGGAATGGACGGGACACTTCGTCAGTTTGCTCGTAACGCCGCCACTTTTAACGAGTATGGCTTCTCTATCTTTGAGAAAGTCTACGAGAAGATTAAAACTGGTGAGTACGCTGGCAGATTCCGAATTGCACGTCTTGGTTTCCGACCACAAGCTTCATTATCACGACAAGCTCCGTTCTTATTCGGTAAAGAGTCAAATCTGGTAGTGGGTATCAGGCAGTCTCTGTCTGCATTCAAAACCAATGAGAACTTATTTACCAGTATGAACTATATCACTGAGATCACTTCGCATCCAAACGCTCTTGGTGCTAAGGTTATCCCATCAAACAAGCTGATGATCATGAGCTTTGGTGGTACTGACTCAAACCCTATGGGTGTTTCACCTCTAGTTGGTTGTTACCGCGCTTTCCGAGAAAAGGTTCTTATTGAGAACTTGGAAGTCATCGGGGCAACTAAGGACCTCGGCGGGATCATTGAGCTTAAGATTCCTTCCAGTATCCTTAACAAGGCAGCAATCGACAAGAATAGCCCAGAAGCTGAAATGGTTGAAGGATTGATGCAGGATGCGGCTAACGCCCACGCAGGTGAGCAGGCCTTCTTCATGTTGCCGTCAGATATGAAGGAAAACGCCCCAGCATTCTCCATGACACTTAAAGGTATCGAAGGTTCCGGTAAGCAGTATAGCACTTCAGCCCTAATCAGTGAACGTAAGAAGTCTATCTTGGACCGCTTCGGCGCTGGCTTTATGAACGTAGGTAATGACAAAGGCGGTTCCTACAACCTATCTGAGTCAAAACAGACGATCCACAGCCACTTCGTCCAGCGAGATATTGAGATCATTGTTGAGTGTATCAATGAGAACTTAATTCCTCAACTATTGGCAATGAATGACATCCGACTACCTCAATCAGATATGCCACGTATTAAATCTGGCTTAATCTCTGAAGTAGATATGGAAGAATTCTCTAAATTCGTACAGCGTATTGGTGCCGTCGGTTATTTACCTAAAGTCCCACAGGTAATTAATAAGATCCTTGAAGTTGGTGGTTTCGATGGATACCGTGTAGATGACGATATGTCTCTGGAAGATTTACTTAAAATCCTCGGTGAGGATACAAGCCGCTCTGGTGATGGAATGAAGCAGGGCACCTCGGGTAACGGTACTGGCAAGAACAGCTCTGCTAGAGATAACTCCACATCTAATTTGGACAACTAACTCAAGTACCTGAAAGCCCTTGCAAAAGGATTTGAACAGTGCTAAAATAACTATCACGGGAGCATGATATGCATTTCGATAGTATTAAGAACCTCCCCTCCACATTATCCAATCTCACTCTCATTCAGAAGAGTCGGATAATGAAAGCTGCTAATCAGCTTATTGAGAAAGGAGCAGACCCCCAGTCTGCTCTGGACCAAGTTTCCAAATCTGTTTTGCAAGTCACACCACTCACAATTAACGATGGCGGTCTGGAAGAGATGATTTCTTATGAAGTCATTTATGAGCCAGATGTCATTGACACCCACGGCAACTGGATGAGTAAAGAGACACTTGTAGAGGCTCAAGCCAACTATAAGAAAGCTCAACTCTCGGGTGCAGTCATTGAAAACCTTTTCCACCTAGTCGAAACATCACGCTGGACTTTAGTTGACCACTGGATTCAACCAGAGTTCGACGTTGTAGTTCAGCAGACAGGTCAGGTAATCAAAGCTGGCACATGGGTAGCTAAGGTCAAATACAATGACCTAGAGATCTGGGAGGCTAAGAAGTCAGGTGAACTTGGCGGCTTATCACTTCAGTGCATGGGGCTAACCAATGAAGAGACTGGTGAGATTAGCAAACTTAATTTTGACATTCAAGAAGAGAGTGAGGACCCTAATGGCGATTAAAGTCACAAAAGGTCGTAACGTAATGTCTAAGGGTATTGCACTGTGTCATGTTGAGCAAGGTTACAGCGCCAACAAACGTGCAGTATCTTTACTTATGAAGTCGAACGTTGAGTCTAAAGAGATGACAACCGAGATCGTTAAAGGTCTTCGTCAAGTCTCTGTAGAGATCAGCATGGAGGAATTCCTCCGCCGCTTCTTCTACATTTACGGTGACGACGCAGCTCTGTTAGCTAAGATGATGGGCTTCCAGACGCAGTTAGAGTATGAAGCTGAAGAGAATCCTACGGATGAGTGGCTTCAGGACTATAACAAGCGAGTACAAGAAGAACTTGATGAACGTTTAGAGTCTATCACGGTTCTTAAGAAGGCGCACTCCGGCGAAGAGTTGGATGCACTTGAACAATGGGCTGTCCTGAAAGCTCAAGTCGAATTCGAAGATGGGGTTGCTAAGAACAACATCGTCTTTAAAGAAGCAGAAGCAGGAACTAAGCCAGAAGTCGAAGTGGAGAAGACCACTGTGATCACTCTGGATCCTGTAACTGTAATCACCGATTCAGGGGCTAGTTCTTCTGAAGATACTGTCGTAAAATCCAATAAGGAGACACCTGTGGATCTGAGTTCAATTCTTAAATCCGATGAGTTTCAGGCTTTACTGAAATCTCAAATCGAAGCTGAAACTGTACACCTTCGTCAAGAAGCTGACACTGCCAAGGCAGAAGCCGCAGCACTGAAGAAAGCAGCTGAAGACGTTCAACTCCAATCTCTAATCGCTAAAACTGCCGAACTGTCCTTCGTTGATGAAGCGGATCGCACTGGCGTAGCAACTTTCCTGTTGAAAGCTGAAAACCCATTGGTTGCTTCTCTGTTAGAGAAAGCCCAGAAGAGCATCACCGCTTTGAATGAACAGCTGGTTGCCAAAACCGCCGAGTTCGATAAGTTCAAGGAAGAGTATGGTGCGGAAATCGGTCAAGACGGCAAGGTAGTCGTTAAGGGTGCCGAAGATGCTGAAGGTGATCAAGCCCGTCTGGACGAAATCATCCAAGCCCGTATTGCTAAAGCTAACGCTGGCAAATAATACCCCATTCATCTAATAGAGGATTTTGTATAATGGCAACTGAAAAGCGCGAACTGTTTCGTTTTATGAGCGACATCATTCTGGGCCTTGGCGTAAACGCCGACTTAGGCTACCAGAAGAAAGAGATGCTTATTCCTTTCGTTGAAGGCATGACGGCGGGCATGTTGGTTAAGGCTGATGGTACTCCACTGGCTGAAGCTGATGCAGCTGACGCATACGGCATCTTGGCTGACGTTAACCTGTTGAATGGCGTACCTGAAGGCACCAACGTTGTTGGTACTACTTACCCATTCGTAGTTGTTGTACGTGACGCTACTGCTAACTTCTACTGCTTGCAATTTGCTGATGGTAAGCCGATCAACGATACAGCTGTTAAAGCTCTCGAAGACCGCAGCATCAAAGTAACCAAGCACTGGACTGGCACTTTCGGTAAAGTCGAATAAGCCTTCATTAACTAATTTTAGGAGATATTAAATGCGTCATTCTGGTGATTTTCAAATTCTTGACTTTACTGGCTTAATGGAGATTATCCCTCGTCAGGATCTTCTGATTACGGGTATGAATCTTTTCGAAGATAAGTTCGGTAATACCACCAAGGCCGAAGTTGAGCGTGTAACCGAATCTACTGACACCATCAAGGCTCGTCAGCGTAGCGGTGAACGTAACTACGCGAGCTCCGAGAAAGCTCAGCTGTTCAACTTCAACGTTCCGTTCTTCCCTCTGGATAAGACCTACACAGCAGCTGATATTCAGAACTTCCGCGCTTACTTCTCTGAGAACGCGCCGAAGACTGTTCAGTCTCATGTAGAACGTATCTTGGCCCGTATCCGTCGTGGTCACATCAAGCTGAAAGAGAAAGCGTTGTTTGAAGCTGTGATGGGTAACTCTTACTCTCCAGAAGATCCACGTTGCCAGTACGACTACTACGACGTGTGGGGTGTTGATAAGCAGACCTGTGACATCGACTTCACCGCAGTTACTTTGGACCCAACTGAAGTAATCGAAGCTGAAGCCCGTGCATGGATCATCGACAATGCTAACAACAACGCATCTGGCTACCAGATCATCGTGTTGGCATCTCGTAAGTGGTTCTCTGCTCTGATCCAGCATCCACTGGTTGTCAACGCATACCAGTATTACAGCTCCACTCAGGAGCCTCTGCGTAATCGTCTGGGCGGCGACAACAACAACCGTATCTTCGTTCACAAGAACATTACGTTCATCGAAGATATCTCTGGTAACATCCCAGACGGTAAAGCCTACATCATGCCTAAGGGCATCGAGGACATGTTCACAACTCATTACGCTCCGGCGGATACTTTGGAACATGCGAACCAGACCGCAGAAGAAATGTACGTCTTCTACAAAGAATCAAGCTTCCTGCGTATGCAGAAGATTGAATCCGAAACCTCCTTCATTGCGGTGAACAACCGTCCTGAGTTGGTTGTAGAGTCAACTGGTACTTTCTAATTATCATTGATTGATACTCAAGGGGAGTGGCTTATGCTGCTCCCCTTTTTCTTTATGCAGGGTCTTGACTTATGTACATTTGTATGAATTTAGTGTACCATAGGTAAGTAGCCTATATTAATTTTAACCCGAGGAGATATTAGATATGTCAACAACACATTATGAGATGTTCCCAAATGAAATGTACATGCTGAAATACTTTGGTCAGTACCTTCCATTACTGGACGTCAGTGCATCATCTCGTTTACCTTTCTATTTCTACATCTATGATGGTAAGCCTTGCCCGCGCCGCAACTTCCAAGAGTTCTTAACCGATATGGAAGATTATGCGGACTTGGGTATTGACATCCGTGCATCACGTATGGCTGGTTTCCATTTTGTGGTCTTCTTCAAAGAAAAGCCACGCGCCCCAGCCCCTGTGGTTGTTGAGCCAATTAAGATCTCTGACTCAATCACCTTGGACATCATAACAGATCATCCGCCTGTAGTGCAAGAGACTGTTGAAGTTAAGGAAGATGTGAAACCTGAAGTAGTTGAGAAGGAAGTACGTGAAGATCTTGCAGAGATCATTGCGGAGGCTGAAGCTCTGTACAAGGATTCAGATAAGCGCGGGTCTAAAGCAGCTTTAGAGAAGTTTGCGACGAGTAAGGGTGTCTCTCTTAACAAGGGCGGTACTTTCGAGTCCATGATGACTGAGTTTAAAGCAGCGTTATAATCACTAGGGGCTTCGGCCCCGTTTCATCACTAGGAGATGACATGTCAGAAGAATACAAGGATAAGGTCGTCGTTGCCGATGTAACCATATTGAGCAACACACCCCTTCAAGATTCATCCGGTGGCCTGTTCACAGGTATTGTTACCGCAGATACCTCTTCAGTAACGCTGATTGGTAACGGGACCCAAGAGAGGCCTCTACGTGCAACAGCTGTAGCCTCCAAGAAGTTAGGAAACCAGATTCAAACCATTGGTACTGGTGTTGATGCTGGGTTGTTTGTTCCTCAATCAGATCCAAAGGTTTCTGGTAAAGATGGAAACATTCTTTCCAAGATCACTGATGCTGAAGCCGCAGGTTCAGGCCGTCCTCAAGATGCTGGTATTTATGCCTCTCCGGCCCACGCCCGTATTACTTCACCATCCAAGACCATCACCATCAAAGCCGACACTGTTGATAAAACAAAGTCAACCATTGATGTTCCTATTGATTCTGCCAACAGTTATAACGCACTTCAGGCTACAGATCAAGGGTTAGTTGTACTGGTAGCTAAAACTATCGACAATACCTTAGAGATCAAACCTTCCGGCCTGTATGTTCGTCCACAAGAAGCTAAGATTTCTGCCGAAGCTGGTAACAAGCTAGAGGCGAAGGCGGATGGCCTATATGTCACAACCATTAAGGGAGAAACCGGACCTGTAGGCCCAGAAGGCCCAGCGGGTAAGGATGGTACAAACGGGGTAGATGGTGCCAAAGGTGACACTGGTGCTCAGGGTCCTATAGGTCCACAAGGCCCAGTTGGCCCGCAGGGTGAACAAGGCCCTCAAGGTGTTCAGGGAGAGCAAGGGGTCCAAGGTGAGCGAGGACCTAAAGGTGATATCGGCCTTGGTCTTAATGTTCTAGGTAAGCTAGACGATGAAAGCCAACTCCCCGATGTTAATGACTATGCCGACGGCGATACCTATATTATCGGCGGTCACTTCTTCACTCGCACCTCTTTAGGTGGCGATGTTAAGTGGGAAGACGTTGGTTCTGTAGTTGGTCCTCAAGGACTGTCCGCTTACGAGGTTGCTCAGCAGGATGGTTTCGAAGGCACTATGGATGAGTGGCTTAAGAGCCTGAAAGGCCAAGACGGTATTGGTCTGACAATCCTCGGTTCATTCGATAACACCTCACAGCTTCCACCTACAGGCAACAAGAACGGTGATACCTATATCGTTCAGCAGCAGATGTGGGTATGGCAAGGGACTAAGTGGGATCCAGTAGGTCAAGTAGGTCCTGCAGGTAAGTCAGCTTATCAGGTTTGGTTGGATAATGGCAACACGGGGTCACAGCAGCAGTTCTTAGCCTCACTTGTAGGCCCACAAGGTCCTAAAGGTGAACAAGGCGCTGTCGGTCCTAAAGGCGAAGACGGTAAAAATGCCAACGCCATTACGATCCTAGGTAAGAAAGACACCGTAGGCGATCTACCTGCCAGCGGTAATACCAACGGGGATGCTTGGCTGGTAGGGACAAACGTTCATGTATGGAACGGAACTGGATGGGAAGACTTAGGTTCATTCCAAGGCCCTAAAGGAGACAAGGGCGATACTGGCCCAGCGGGTGTAAAAGGTGACACTGGCGCTAAAGGCGAAGACGGTCAGGACATCTATGACCTAGCTGTTGAGAATGGTTTCAAGGGTACAAAACCTGAATACCTCGCCTCTCTTAAAGGAGCTAAAGGTGATACTGGTGCCCAAGGCCCACGTGGTATCACGGGTGCAGTAGGACCAGCAGGACCTAAAGGCGACACTGGTGCTGGCCTGAATATCAAAGGGCGCGTTGATCTGGTAGGTGAGTTACCTAGCACAGCCGAAGAAGGTGATGGCTGGATGGTTGGTAGTCATCTATATGTCTGGATCGGTGATAAGTTCAACGATGTTGGCGAGATCAAAGGCGACAAAGGTGACACCGGACCAGTAGGCCCTAAAGGTGCCGACGGAGCTAAAGGTGAACAGGGTGAAACAGGACCTCAGGGACCAGAAGGCCCAGTCGGTCAAACCGGACCTAAGGGTGACAAAGGTGATGCAGGTACTGGTTTGATTCCTAAGGGAACCAAGGACAGTGTTGACCAATTACCTACTGAAGGTAACACGGTTGGCGACCTGTGGTTGATCGCTGGTGAAGGCTATGTCTGGGATGGTTCAGCATGGACAGATATCGGCCCAATCCAAGGCCCTAAAGGAGATAAAGGTGAAACCGGACCAGTAGGCCCTAAAGGTGACGCTGGTCCTCAGGGTGAAGTAGGTATTCAAGGCCCTATCGGACCTAAGGGTGATCAAGGTGAGAAGGGTGAATCAGGCCCGACACTGACACCTAAAGGTAATAAGCCTACCGTACCAGAACTGCCTTCTGAAGGAAATACCATCGGTGATCTTTGGACTGTAGATGGAGTAGGTTACGCTTGGGATGGTGCAGCATGGGCTAACCTCGGAGCTTTCCGTGGACCAAAAGGAGATCAAGGCCCTCGCGGTGTTGATGGCACCAATGGTCAGAACGGTGAGAAAGGTGATACTGGCCCACAAGGCCCAGTTGGTCCTCAGGGTGATGCTGGTCCGGAAGGTCCACAAGGCCCTCAGGGTGAAATGGGTGCAGGTGTTAAGATCCTAGGTAAGAAGAATTCATCTTCTGAATTACCAGCCGACGGCCAATTGGGTGAAGGCTACCTGATCTCTGGCGACTTCTGGGGTTGGACTGGCACAGCGTATGAGAACTTGGGACCTATTCAGGGGCCTAAGGGTGACATCGGTGCTCGCGGACCACAAGGGAACCAAGGACCTGTAGGGGATCGCGGACCTAAAGGGGATAAAGGTGATAACGGGAACCGTTGGATCTTGGGCCAAGGCGCACCTACCCCTGTAACAGGATCCGTTGATGACTACTACTTGGATACCATTAATCAGGAAATCTACCTGAAAGTAGCAGGTGGGTCAACAGGAACATGGCAGAAGCTAGAAGGACACCTCGGCGGCGGCAACGTCTACGATGCGCCTCAGGACGGTAACTCCTACCTCCGTAAGGATGGTGGTTGGATTAAGAAGAAAGATTCTTCTGTTATTAATTTGTCAGCAACAGGGGCTATTGACCTGTCTAAGTCAAATGCATGGCAGATCGCTTCTACCGTTACTGAAGTTACCATTACCGATGGCCCTGATGGTGAGGCATTACCTTTCACTATTGTGGTTAAAGGGAAACCAGCTGGAAGCATCACTTTCCCAGCCAAGGTTAAATGGTCAGGCGGTACGGCTCCTGTCTATGGTAACACCAAAACAGTATTAGTATTCTACTGGGATGGCCTTGATAAGGAGTTTGTTGCCACAGTCGGACCTAGCTACTAATAAACCTAGAGGGGCTTCGGCCCCCTCTTTGACTAGGAGTTAATATGTGGGCAATGCTCTTATCTAATCACGACATATCAGCTAAAAATCTTAGGGTTTATGGAATGTACCCTACTTTCTTGATTAAACCTTTTGGGACTCTCCGTGTTTACGGTATGTATCCAACTTTCTTGGTGAGGTAAACATGGCTATCAAAAAACAAATAGGTTTCAACATTGCAGCTCAGCCTGTAAGCTCAGCAAACAGCCCTTACGCCGGATCTAACTACCTTAACGCGATACATTCAACCCTCTGCACGGATATCCCAGACGGAGATGAATATTACTTCGGACCCTCATTGGCTATATCAAGAGGTAGTTATAATGCAGGGTCAACTACACTAGGTGCCCAGATTGGTGTTTCCCCCAACAGGATGGAGGAGATGGCTCTAAGTTTGAGCAAAGTTGTTGCAGGTGACGCAGCTGCCTACTATACCGTCATGTGGGGCGATAGCCAACTAGGAAGGCCTAAGCAAGAGGGGAAGGTCTATATTGGATGCAGGGTAGATAGGAACATTACTGTATCTGGCAGTCCGGTGGTGGTATACGGTAAGTATTCCTCTACTGTTCAAGGTTGGCTTAAAGGTCCAAACACTTCAGAAATAAAACTGTATATAGAGTTTGAGATTGATTTTGAAGCAAAAACAGTAAAGATTTTTTATAACAATACCCTTGTTATGACTATCACAATGGTCGATATGAAAAACCTCGGAATCGGTTTTGGTAACTACACCTCAGCTACCATAGCTGGTGATGGTACGCCAGTTGCAGCATCACCGATCCTTGTAGCTAATCCATCCTTTATGTTCATCTCTTCTTATTATCTGGCCCATGATAAGCCATCCGATGTAGTTAAAACTGGCAGGTTGGGTCCAGTAAGGTGCATGTCGATAACTTCAGCAGGGGTTTATAGCTTTAGCACACCTCCAGTAGGAGCTAACTGGACCTTTGTTGGAAACACCAGTGGATCATTGAACACCTTCATGGGTATGAAGAGAATAACCACCAGCGATGAGCCTGTGTACCCTGATTATGCTATAGGTAATAATTCCAATGCAAAGTCTGGATTATACGGGGTTGCTATTGATTCACCAAGCCAAGTTTTGGCTATCTCACTTTACTCTCAGGCAATATCTGATGATATGTCCACTACAGCAGCGAGTAAGCTGGAGATAAATGATCGAGCTGCTGGTAAAACCCTAACTTCAAGAGTTGCAAATGTACCACTTAGGTCATGGGAACTCCAGAACAGCTTAACTCTGGATCTTAGCGGCAGTCCTATATCGTTGTCAACTATCCCAAACTATGAATTCGCCATATCCACAGCAAAAGCTGTATAGGTGTGCATAGTTTCAACCACAAGTCAAGCTATTTACTCATTTTTATGGTAAAATAGTTACGTTCTGTAATCCAATTGTAAGGAGTTAAATTATGGCGGTAAATGGTGTAGCAGGTCTGTTATTCGGTAATGCAATTGTAGACCCTGCAACAGGAAAGGCTGTTCCAATTTCTAAGATCCTAGAGGGCGGCGGAGCTGTCGGTCCAGCAGGTCCTAAAGGTGATAAGGGGGATACTGGTCCAGCGGGCCCAGCAGGTCCTAAAGGCGACAAAGGTGATGGCGGCGCAGCCGGAGCCAAAGGCGATGCAGGTCGTGGTATCACCAAGATTACAGCATCTACCTCAGGCACGACTGTCACATTAACCTTCGAGATGTCTGACTCTACGCAGGAAACTGTTAGCTACAATATCGCCAGCACTGGCGGTTAATAACTTAGCAGTAAAATAAGCCGCCCTTGTGGCGGTTTTTCTTTATGGAGGATAGAATGGCTAATACAGGTGTTCAGGGCTACATTTATGGTCACACCCTTGTAGATACAGGGACTGGCACTCAAATAAAGTTCACCGATATAGGAAAAGGTGGAGGAGAGGTTGGCCCGCAGGGCGAACAAGGACCTAAAGGTGAACAAGGTCTTCAAGGCCCAGTTGGTCCTGATGGCCCACGTGGATTGCAGGGACCAAAGGGTGGTCAAGGTGAACAAGGACTACAGGGCCCAAATGGTCTACAGGGTCCGGCAGGTAAAGATGGTGTAGACGGATCAGTTGGACCTGAGGGACCTAAAGGAGACAAAGGGTGATGAAGGTCCAGCAGGGCGTGATGGTGTTATGGGACCTCAGGGGCTTTTAGGTCCTAGGGGCTCAACAGGGGATAAAGGCGATACCGGACCTCAAGGTCCCAGTGGCCCTAAAGGGGATCAAGGATTGCAAGGCCCTCAAGGTCCAGAGGGACCTAGAGGACAGCAAGGACCAAAAGGGGATGATAATACAGAACATCTAGTAGAGAACATGACGGATGTAACTGAGTTCAATAAGGATATGTTGAGGAGCGCAGACTCTGCTGCCAAGTTCAATGAGATGATTGGGAATAAGAGTTATCTTGTTGAAACAGGTAAGAGTTCCGCAGGAGCAAACCTTCAGTATTGGTACAGGAAGTATTCTGATGGGTATCAGGAGCTATACATGGAGATACCACCAAGCTCGAATTTGAGCGAGATCTCTCTAGAACTCCCTATACCATTCAAAACTTCCCAGTATGCGGTACACAGATCAAATATGTGTAAGCGTGTCGATACATACTCATTCCACCAGTTCATTACTGATCGTTCCCCTACAAGGATTACTTTCAGTGGTTTAACTATCACTTACTGTACCCTACAGACTTTCTTTATTCAAGGGTATTAACCATCACAGGCCGCTTACGAGCGGCCTTCTATTTATCGGGACAATCCAACATCATTCTGATAAAATAATAACTTACAACAGAGGAGAAGTGACGTGACTGAAGAAGAATTGATCGCCCACATCCGTGCATTGCTCGGTAATGTAGGAGAGGATGTATTGCCGGACTCCATTATCACTATGTTTATAATGAAGTGGACGATTGCTTTAGATCTTGAAAAGTATCCCGAGCGCTTCAACCTTATGGTTTATAATACGGTTGTTGACTGCTTGCGTTGGTTAATATTCCAAGAAGTTTCAAGTGGTAATGCCTCAATAACTGAACGCTTTGAAAAGATCGGTGATGAAACAATCTCGATCAAGGGCGGCAGCGCATTTAAGAACTGGCAAGACCTCCTTGACTGGTTGTTATTGAATCCAGACTATATTGATCCGAGCTTAAACATCGTAGGGAATCTGGTTATTGTCGGCGGCGTCCGCAACGATGAGTTCTGTCGAGTGAAGAACAACCCCAACTCACGCAATGGGTACAGCGAGCAAGGATTGTTCCCACATTGCCGTGGGTATTCCTGTGGATCCGATAACCGTGTAGGTCCTTGGGGAGTCCGTAGGGGTGTCACACGAAACCGTTGATTTTGCTACCCTATTGTGGTAAAATAACCTAATTGAGGGGAATGATGAGATTTAAATCTAAACAGGATTTATCTGCCCTCACTAAATTCCACAATCAACTCAAGCAGTTATCCGGTTTAGAGGTCACATACGGTTATTATGACGATGAGACACACTATTCCGGATTGACTATGGCCCATCTGGCGGCTATCCATGAGTTCGGTTGGAACAACCTCCCAGAAAGAAACTTCATATACAGCACTCAATTATCGTTCAGAAATGATTTAAATAAACATATTAAGTCTTTGATGAATGATATTATTGCAGGTAAGGGTTTCACTTCAGGATTAAACCGGATAGGTAAGTCAGGCGTTGAGGCGATTAAGTTCACTATTGACGCTGGCACCTTCTCGAATAATAAGGTTTCTGATAACTGGGCTAAGGTCAAAGGCTTTAGTGATGCAATGATTCATTACGGCGATCTGCAAGACGCTACCAAATTCAAAGTTGGTCAGCGCACAGAGGACTAAGAGGAGACTACATGGCGGGCTACGTACTTATCGGTAAGAACCGATTAATACCGAGAGTCACTTGTCAGGGTCGCCACCGAGCTTGGAGCAAGACAGACCCAACTGACATCTTCGTCAACGGAAGCCGTACTGTGGCATTTGAAGACTTTGATGCATTAGAGTGTGTTGTTCAACCAATGCGAGGTAAAGCGGCCCGCGATCAGAATAACCAGTTAGCCGAAGAAGGTGAGCGTGATTATGACTCTTACACTGTCTACACCAGTACAAGATTACTTAGTGCGAGAGAAGGAACAGATAAACTATCTGACCAACTCTTACTGACAGATTCTTATGGAGAACTTACTTGGTTCACGGTGATGAAGGTTGACGCCTACCCAAGTTCAGGTGTCTCAAGATTCCGTTGCTACCTAATTGCAGTTCCTGAAGGAACAGAAGGGGGTATGTAATGGTATACACCGACTCCGATGCGGCATTTAAAGAGCTCACCCAATTGGTAGGTAAATTCGCTAATGAGGCAACCGGAAGAAAGGTTGTTCTGGCAGGTGAAGATATCATCCCTAAAGTTGAAGGTGAGTTTATTCTTGTAGACCTCTCACAAGCTGACCAGCTAGACTGGACAACTTTGGAGCAGACAGATGAGAATGGTAGATTCTTAGCGATCCACAACTATTATGTAACTTACACACTGACAGCTTATCGCGGAAATGCCGTCCAGTCACTTACTCGGATGCTACAGCGTTACAACTTGTCATATGTGTATAATGAGTATTTCCCAGACTACTCTGCATTTGCTTATTCGTCTTCATCCTCTATTGCTCGTATCAAGGTTCCTTTGAACCAACAATACTACGAGATCCGTGCCCGTGTCCAGTTAAATTTCAACGTTTCATTTATGGAAAGCGATACTGGAATTTATGAGGATCTTAAGGCAGTTGAGATGAACGTCACAGCAACTGACGACAGGCATACAGTCCTTGATAATTTCAAGGTTAATGTTGACCTAGAGAAGGATGCAAGCAAATTTAAGAATAAGATTTCTAACTCGGTTATTGATAAGCCACCTTATCAGTGATCACACCGTTGGCACTAGGGTGCCTTTCAATAATCGCCTGAAAGAGGAAATGAGATGGCTTACGAAGATAAGGTAGTTGATGTCACGGTAACACTTGGCACTCAACCTATTAGCCGTGTGGGATTTGAAACCCCATTGTTTATTGCAATGCATGACAACTTTGCAGAACGTTCACGTTCTTACAGCTCAACAGCTGAGTTAGAGTTGGACGGATTCGCAGTTGGTTCTCCAGCATACCAGTTTGCCACCTTGGCATTCTCTGGTGCATTCGCCCCGAGCCGTGTTACGATTGGTCGAACTTCACTGGAAGCAACTGTTGTAGATTTCACTGCCGAAGTTAACAACGAAGATGTGGCCTTGAATATCTACCTTGGCAAGATGAAGAAATCCATCCGCGCCGCAGTAATCGAAGGTGTGACAACTCCAGCTCAGATCGTTACCGCTCTCTCTGCTGCAATCGCTGCTGATGACGACCTGAAAACTGTTCTGACTGCAACGGTTAAAGATGTCACCAAGTTGATGATCAAAGGTACTGAACCATTCTCTGTTGGTGCTGATGCTGGTAACTTCACAATCTTTAACAGCTCTACTGAGTCAGTATCTACCGTAATCAGTGAGATCCAAGACGAAGATAACGATTGGTACTTCCTGCACACCGAATCGCACGTAGCTGCTGATATCCTAGCCGCCGCCGCATTCGCCGCTGCAAACTTCAAGTTGCATGTGTACTCCACAAATGATGCATCTATGAAGGCACCAAACAACGTTACCACTTCAATTGCTGACCGACTGAAAGCGTTGTCTTACGACTCACTGGGTATGTATGACCCACGTGCTGACAAAGACTTCCCAGAAGGTGGTCTGGTTGGTGCGATGTCTTCTAACGACCCATCCTACGGTGATAGCTTACACCTGAAAGTGTTGAAGGGTGTTACTGCTCCAGTTCTTGGCACTTCAGAACGTAGCCGCATCTGGACTCGTAATGCTAACTTCTATCGTACCCAGTACGGTGTTGGCGCATTCTGGGAAGGTAAATGTTCTTCTGGTCAGTATGCTGACGTTATCCGCTTCTCCCACTGGTTGAAGTTCCGTATGGAAGAGTCAGTATTCTCCTACATGCACCAGCGCTCAAACATGGGTATGTCCATGAAGATGAGCGACGATGACTTGCCAAACCTGAGCACTGTGATCCTGAACGATCCTATTAACGTAGGTATTCGTAATGGTTCCATCTTAACCGGATATGATGAGGAAAACAAGGTCTTCTACGACCCAATCATCACCATTCCAAAACGAGCTACAATTCCTACTCAGGACTTGGCTAACCGTATCCTGAAAGATATGAAGGTTGATCTGGTTTACAACACGCCACTGCACTTTGTCCGTATCCGTGTAGCTGCTAACTTGGACCGCATCACTGGGACCTCCGCTTCAGGGCAGACTTCATTTAACGCAGGAGCATAATAGATGCAAACTCAGATTATCACACCACGCGCTTACGACCCACAGAAAGTTCGTCTATTCCTGTTCGCACAGCGCGTTAGCGGTTATGCCGCAGATACCAAGATTAAGGTATCCCGTAACGAAGATAACGCCATCCCTCACGTAGGTGTTGATGGTGAAGTCTCTGTAGCATTGTCCCGTAACCAATCTGGTGTTGTTACTGTCTCCTTGCAGAACACCTCTCCTTGGAACGGTATGCTGGCTAACTTCCAGAAAGCTGCTTCTGTTACTGGCCTGATCTTCTTCCCAGTAAACCTCGTAGGTTCTCAGGGCATGTCCCTGTCAACTTACGGTTGGATCCAGCGTCAGCCTGATTTGTCCTACGGTACTGAAGTTGGTCAGATGGACTGGGAAATCGGCGTAGTTGACGCATGGCTTCACCCAGACGAACTGGCAGGCATCTTCGGTCTTGCTGGTCTTACTGGCCTGAGCTTCTAAGATAAAACGTGAGCCACAAGGATGTGGCCTTATTCACGCAACAGGATAACCAATTCAAGACACAGGAGTGTACACGAATGTTTGCTAAGATTCCACAGACAGTAAAAGTAATTGGTAAGAATGAGTTTATCATTCACCATTGGTCCCCTACTAAGGCCATGATGAACCTACCTAAGATTGGACGCTATTTGGCGGTTCCTATCTCTACATTAGCGGGCTCTGCCATCTCCGGCGGCGCTAACTTTGAAGATGCGTTACCTAAAGCAATGATTTACCTGTTCAACACCCTCGAAGAAGACGGTGAAGAGCAAGGCGTTATGCGAATGATCAACCTGATCCTAGAGAACGTTGAATGCAACAGCATGGGCGGCGGAATCAACATTGATGAAGTCTTCCAAGATGACCTTATGGGTATGATGACTTTACTGGGAGAGGTTCTTAAAGCGAACTATGGCTGTTTTTTCACGAAAGACGGTTTCGCGACCCTTCCGAAACTTCTGGCTCAGTTCGGTCTGGTGAAACAACTGGACGAGATGGATCAGGATCAGGAATAAGTCAATCGTCCAATAAACGAGTGAGCGATCCTGTACTGAGAGCTGTGAAGTATTCCAAAGAACACTCAACGCTTGGGTGGTTTGACTGGATGTATTGCCGAGTTCTGAAGAACTTTAAAGGTGAGAATAGGTTGAGTCTTGAAACTGGGGATATGGCCTATCTCCTGAAGCTTAACGAATATCTCGACATAGAGAACTATATCACCGAAACGGATCAAAAGGAACAGGACGCTACACGTGCGACGGCGAATGCGAATACGCCACGCAGAAGATAACGGTAAAGGCCAAGATCTTTAATAAGGTCTTGGCCTTTTTACTTTTGGAGAGGATGATGGCAGGTGGAAACCAAGTAGTAACAAGTACAGTCAACAAGGTTATCTTTGATGTTGACAACACCTCTTATGGCAAAGCTATCAAGGCCATCAAGAAGGTTCAGCAGACATGGGAAGGTGGGAGTGCTAAGGGTGCCAAAAACGATCCTGTTAAAAGATTCGTTAAAACCTCCACCGATATCGACAAAGTAAACCGCCGTTTAGCTGAGACACGTAAACGAGAAGAGAAGAAAGCTTCTGATTACAGAATGGCACTTCACAAGAAAGAAGTCAAGAGCGCCGAAGCTATTCGTAAGCAAGCTGCAACTCGATTCAAGCAACACGTTAAAGGGATGACGAATAAAGACCACGACATCTCTGCAATGCGTAAATTCTACATGGCCCAGCAACGTGAAGCCAAGAAGGCTGGTAATACTCTTGGAGCTCCGACAGGACGCCGTAACCCACCACCAATTATCACACTACCTTCTGCAATTGAAGGTCGTGGTACTGGTATGGTCGGTGATGCTAAGAAAGCTTCACAGTGGGATCCTGAAAGAACTCGCCGCCATGATGAGAGATATGGTCCTCATGCGGCTAAGCCAACCCCTGCACCTAAACCAGCTCCCGCTCCAAAACCTAAAGCTCCCAGCCCAGCTGAACTAAAAGCTGCACGTGGTGCTCGTTCACGTCAGGACGCTGTAGATGTTCAGGACGTTCGTTTACGTTCTAAGTATGGTGCCAACTACAGCTCACAGCTTAAAGGACTTCAGTCTTTACGTAAAGAGTTCCTTGCTGGTAGTATGAGTGCTGCTAAGTACCGTGCATCCGTTTCTGCACTGGAAGGACAATTCCGCAAAGCACAGAGCGGCGCGATGAGTCTAGGTGGTGCAATGGGGACCCTCCGTTCCTCAATGGTAGCTGCAACCGCCTCCTATGGTGCATTTGCCGCAGGTAAGTCTGTCTTACAGCAGGGACAGTTCTTTCAAGGATTGGAGGCCACAATGTTGATGGTTTCTGATTCCTCAGAAGAAGCTGGTAAGCGTATCCAGTTCGTTAAAGACCAATCCATGCGTTTAGGTCTTAGCCTTAAAGAAGCCTCTCAGGGCTACGTACAGATGTCCATCGCAGCAGATGGTGTGTTGAGTAAGACACAGAACGATGACCTGTTTAAGGGCTTCTCAGAGTACGCTACGGCACTTCAGGTTGACCCAGTTAAATACCAACGTGGTATCACTGCAATCCAGCAGATGATGGGTAAAGGCCAGATCATGGCTGAAGAATTAAAGCAACAATTAGCAGAGGGAATTCCGGGTTCGATGCAGGTTTTTGTTAAAGCTGCACAGGAAGCTTTTGGTGATACAACCATCGACGTAGAGAAGTTGATGGACAAGATGCAAAAGGGTGAACTGAAGGCTGCTAAGGTCCTTCCATTCGTTGCTAAATACTATGCACAGGCCGCTCAGAAGGGTGGTGCATTAGAAATGGCACTGAAAGGGAACCGTGTAGCAATGCAGCGTCTTACCCAGTCTTGGAACAACTGGCTTAATGCTGTATTCCAAGGGGGTTTTGGTGAGAGAATGACATCAATCTTCAATAATCTTGCTAAGATCTTGTCTGATAACGGATCCGTAGGTGCTGCAATCGGTAAATTCTTCAGTAGCTTCATGGAAGGTCTTGAGGACATAAGCCTCCTAGTTTACAATACCTTCATCTTCATTAATGATGTGTTCGAGGAATACGCTAAGAAGTTAGGGGTGAGTGGGGACCTTATTGGTAAGGCTCTCGACTGGGGTGGATACGCAGCTGGCGTACTCTTGTTCGTTGCTTCCGCTACAAAACTTTTCAACATTCTGAAAAGCATTGCGGGTCTTGCTGGCGCATTGAAGATTGTTAAAGATGCGACAAGTATCGGCGGCGCAGTAGGAGCAGGCGGTGATGGGAAAGGTGGTAAGGGAGGTGGCGCAGGTAAAACTAAGCTGACCGCTATGGGAGCAGCAGGTAAGGCATTGAAAGTTGCATTCATGTACGATGTAGCTGACAGTGTTGCGGATGCTGCAATCGGGGATACATCTTTCGGACAGTGGGCTAAGAATACCACACTTGGTGATGTCGGTAGCGGGATCGCTGATTGGTGGAATGGAGAGTCACAGAAGAAAGATACTCGTCGTCTTGACTACCTTCAGTCAAATGGATTAGGACCTGTAAGTCAGGCACCTACCAACCCATTCCCAGCTCGTTTGCCAGTTCAAGAAGTCGAAGCAGCAATGACTATCAAGATCGACGCAGGTGAGTTGCAGAATATGGTTCAGGCTACGGTAGACCAGAACAACATGTTCAATATTAACATGCTGATGCAGGGTGGCAACACTCCATAATCACAGGGGCTTCGGCCCCTGTTTTTGTATTGAGTAACTTACTGGATTATGATAAACTTTTATAATCCCAGAGGAGGTTAAATGGCTAAGTCAATACCTAATCCTGATTCGAAGATTGATTCTGCGAAACAAGTACAGGACAATAAGAAAGAGTATACGCTGATCGTATCAGGTCTTGTGAACGGCGGACGTAAGAGTATTGCCGACAGCAAGAATACTGTGGACGATCTCTTAATCCTTTTTGACGTTGTTGAAGATCACCGTTATAGCTTGTCAGCTGATAAGACAGATTATGCAATCGAGTCAAAAGCTAAAGCATCGGATCACATGGTCATAAACGATGGTGAATTCAGTTTCAGTGCCAGAGTCACTGATTCTCCTTTCATCATGAACGATAAGAACTATATCGACAAGGATACCGACTACGGAAATCCAAAAGAGTCTAAGCGTCCAGCAAAAGCTCTTGAGATCCTTAAAGAGATCTTGGAAAAACGTCAGATGGTCACTCTTGTCACTGAAGACAACATCCTAGAGAACTACGTCTTCACAAAGATAGATGCCCAGAGAACCACCCAAGAGGGTGGTGCATTGGTGTTTGACTTCACTATGTCTGAATTCAGACTGCGAGATATTGGTAAGACAGTTCTGGCAGCAACAGCTGATCCTAAGAAGGCGGGTAACGCCCAGAAAGGTGCCAAGCAGACAGCGGAGGGCGGAGCGGTTGATGATGCCAATAAGGGTAAGAAAACATCCCGATTTTTAGGTAAGGCAGGTAAGACATATCAGGGATGGTTTGAGGGGATGACTGGTAACACATCTGCAACCCACTACTCGGATGGTTCCTACATCTACCGACCTAATCAGGCAGGACCTACCGGATTCAACCCTAACTCACTTGGGGGTAAATAATGGCTCAATTTGTAAGGACTTTTGACTTCTCTATTGACGGCTATCCTGATCAAAGCTTCCGCATTGTTCTTGATAGTGTGACATATGAAGTTAGGTTCCAGTGGAATGATCGAGATGAGTCGTGGATCTTCCATATTGGTGATGTTGGTACTGATCCTACGGTGACTATGAAACTTATGCCGTATGTTGACTTACTGGCCCCTTACCGATACATGGAAAACATACCGAAAGGAAACTTGTGTATGTTCACGGGCCCTCAGAATTGGGATGCAAGACCTAGCCGATACAATATCGGGATCCTTTCTGAGATTCAAATGACATATGCATCAAACGAAGACGACGTTGAGGAGATAGATTAATGGCACAGACCACCTTTAGGACCTATGAGTTGGTGATCGGCAGACCTGTTTACATAGGGGAGAAGCCAACCAATATCGACAAGTATACCCCTACCAATAAAGGTGGTCAATCCTACCGTATCGTTGGTGATGGTTCTAGGGAAGACCTCAACATTCAGTTTGAGGTTAAGAAAGATAACTCCAAGGAACCTAATAAGGGGTATGTTACCGTATGCAACCTCTCCGATGACACCGTTAACTATCTCGATGCTAACCAACGTGAGTCTTTGGCTGTTATGCTCTATGCTGGGTATAACAACCAGAACATGCTAATCTTCTCCGGCACAGTTGAGTTCATGGAGAACACGTGGGATGGCCCTACGAGAAAAACTAAGTTCATTCTTGGTGATGGTACACTGAATCTTACCACAAGCCGCTCAACCCGTTCATATAAGAAGGGGACTCCGGTTGACTCCATAGTTAATGACCTGATTACCGACCTTAAATTACCAAAGGGGCGCGTTGTTCCATTCGGCAAGGGAGAGGTAATTCAACATTCTATGGCCTTCTCCGGTACAGCATCACAGAGTCTAGATACTTTAGCTAGAAACACCAATTCAACATTCTCTGTTCAGGACGGCGCTGTTTATTGGACCAAAGTAGGCTCTCGATTTAAAGATGCCATTGCTGAGATCAGTGAAGATACTGGTATGAAAGGATCCCCCGTCCCTAAGAACCCTGAGCCCGCCCGTAAGCGTCTAGCTAAGAGAGCTGGTAAAAAGACTCCGGCTAAACCTCACGTTCCAACTTCCGCAGAGATCCGAGAGGATGCGGGTATGGAAGTAACCAGCCTTTTGAACGGTTCAATCCTACCTGAAAGTTCAATCTACCTCAAGAGTAAAGAATACACGGGATTCTACAAGGTGATTTATCTTACTCACAAAGGTGACTTGACTGGAGACTGGGAGACAGTGATGGGTGTTTCAGAGGTACGTGGCAAACTTATTGAATAGGAGATTATATGGCAGCTGTGCAGAGATTTGATGCCGCTTTCGGCATCTTTCTGCGTAGATGGATGCGAGACAACATGCATACCTCACTACGTGGCAAGGTTGTAGGTGTAGATTACTCAGGACCTACGGTTGACGTTCAACCTATGGCTAAGACAGTCCTTTCTGACGGCACTGAAGACGGATACCCTACCATCTTTAATGTTCCGGTACAACTACCGTCAGCTAATGGAGGAAAGGCTCGCCTAACCATGCCGATCAAGGTTGGTGATATGGTTGGCATTAACTTCTCAGAGAGAAACGAAGATAACTCTTCCGACCAAAGCACTCATGGATTGTTCGCAGGTTTCGCTGTCACTGAGATCTACACACCAGAAAACGCTAAACCTATCGACCCTGATAAGGTAGTCCTTGAGAACGATAAAGTCAAGATCTCATTATCCCCCGAAGGTTCCATTATTATTGAGACTCCTAAGTCATCCTTCCAAATGCTTGAGGATGGTTCAAGCACCATGAAGAATGGGGGCGGCACGTTCAAAATGGAGACTAGTGGACTGGTTGATGCCAACGGCGCAAAGATCACTCCAGACGGTAGGATCATAACAAAGAAGGGTGTTGACCTCGATAGCTTCTTTGAGACTTATCTCCTCCATACCCACGGCGGTGTAGAGTCCGGCAGAAGCAACACCAACAAACCAAACTAAGGAGTTCTCATGGCTGTAACCACCCTCTATCAGGACATGGCCCTAGACCCTGTTACTGGTGACTTAGATTTCTCTAATGGAGAACTTAACTTCATTGAGGACAATCTTAATTCCCTGCGTCAACGATTATACTTCCGTTTTAATATTTGGCAAGGCGACTGGTATTTTGATGAAACTTTTGGATTCCCATACAGAACTTATATTTCAAAGCGTGTAGCTAAAACTGTTCTTGATAATAAAATAAAAGAACATACACGATTGGAACCAGACGTTGTGGCGATAACAGACTTCACTTCTAAGATGAATAAGACTAGTCGTACATACGAATGTTATTTCACAGTTCTCACTACCGAGGGAGAGGAATTATCATTAGCCTTTGTCGGATCAAATGAGTTCTCTTACCCTACACCTAACGATCAAGGTGCCTCTATGTGTGGTGATGATGGGTGGATCACTTACGCTAATAAACTCTACTATTTAATTAACTTTAGACTGCCAACGTTCGGTGATGTGACGTGGCATAACAAATGGGTTAAGTAATTGACTATAGGCCGCTTATGCGGCCTTTTTCTTTTCAATCGGGAGGTATTGTGGTAAAATTATCTCATCGTTGGATATCTGCTCGGAGGAATAATGGCAAGCAGAAAGTACGGATTAACTCCAAACGGGTACATTAGACCCGGAATGGAAGACCTACGTGAAGAGATAAAAGTGTCTATAAAAGAGATACTTGGCCCAAAAATGAACACTGCTTCCAACTCCGCTCTAGATAAGTTTATCTCTGTATTTGCAGAGCGAGAGTATGAGCTTTGGTTATTAGGTGGCGGGGTGTATCAGGCTCAGACACAGGCAGGTGCTGAAGGTATGTACCTCGATGACCTCTTTGCTAAGCGTGGTGTCTATCGTCGTGGTAAAACACGTTCTACAGGCACAGCTCAAATGACACTTAATGCGTCAGTCCCATACAACATGATTTATTCTGTTGCTGCTTGGGATATTGATGCGGGTAATTTTGAATTAACGAAGGATGTTCAGGTAGCTGGTAATATTATTGCCCATTCTATCTTGTCGCGAGATTTAAGAGTTGGGGAATACAGATTTACGATCCAGAATACCAGTGACAGAACAACAAAGAACTTAACCCTTAATCTAACTAATACCACTCCAAACTCTGCACCACTTAATAAATTCTTCAGTGACATTAAGAGATTTATTGTAGAGAATACAATTCAAACTAATGACGCAAGGATCTTTATTGATAGTGCCGCAGGTCAGCTCTGGATTGGTTATGATACAAGTAAGAGGTTAATAGGTCTGTCTACCCGAGTTGATTTTCGAACATCACCTCTTGTAGGTGACAAGACAATCGACATGGGGCTACGAGCCACAGAGGCAGGAGATTTAGCACGTGGAGAGGGTTCAATTACCTCTATGTCCCCAACACCTTCTGGCTTTGTATCATTGACAAACATTAAAGCCTTCGCTGATGGCTCAGATGTTGAGAGTGATAACGCCTATCGTGTGCGTGCCGCCAGTACAATAAGTAATGCTAACGCAGCCACACGCCCAGCGATCCTCTCAAGATTACTGAATACGGTTGAGGGTGTTGAGAAGGTTAAGATCTTCGCTAACAATACCGATAAGACCAATTCACTGGGGATCCCGCCTTACAAGTTTATGACTGTGGTATATGGTGGTGATACTGATGAGATCAACAAGGCCCTCTACGAAACCATAGCTTTAAGCAACGTAACCTATGGTGCCGTATTCACCGATATAACCACAGAGGATGACCAAATTGAAACTGTGTACCACACAAAAGCAGAGCAACGCAATATTGCGGTACGTGTCAAATATCAAGGAAGGCCTGTCTCTATCGTGGAGGAAACGGAGATTAATAATGCTCTGGTTGCTATGGTTAACGGTGGCAGTATCGCAGCTACGTTATACAACCATCAACTCGGGGCCGTTGTTAGCTCGACCATCCGTCCAGATCGTTTCACGAAAGTGATTGTGGAAGTTAAGAATGTTGGTCAGCCTGATACATCTTACACAAGTAATGATGTTAAGCCAGCCACCACTCAGCTTTTCAACTTGTCAGCAGACAATATAACCTACAGTCAGATAATTTAACGGAGGGGTTATGGCAGAGGTGTTAGCTCCGGATGTTAACCACATCCACCCACTGCCTGATTTCATTAAGGGTGCTTTAGAAAGACTGCCCTCAGAATTTCTAAGTGATAAAGAGAACTTTACCAAGTTACTTTCTATCTTCTTAGAGAGACTGAGGTTGGTCGATGAGGCCTTCGTAGATTTAGCAGAGTATAGAACCCTGCAACTAGCCGAAGGCCTTAACCTAAATGAGATAGGTGAACAAATGGGTATCTACCGAAATGGATTGGCAGACCCAGAATATCGCGCTATAATTATGATCCTTTCAGGTGGAGCTTCAAAGCACGGCACACGCCCAGAGGTAATATCCACACTTAACCAATTATTCGGTAAGGGTAATTTTGCCACATGGAAGGGAGATAACTTCAGATTTGACCTTAATCTTTTCAACACCTGTATAGAGGTTGATGAGGTTCTTGACCAACTCCTTGATATCCTACCACTGGTTACTCATCTCAGAATCACCGATCATGAGGGCTACCCTTTCGGTTTTGATAACGACGAGCAAGATTTTGGATTTGGGTCTGTGTGGGACTCACAAAGATACGGTGCCGGAGGTATGGCATCCCTGATTTACGTTTCTGACAGCGCAGACGTCTATGTTCCGTCCCTTATCAAGGTGAGTGTTCAGGACACCACTGTCAATTTCAGTTAAGGAGACACAATGGCTTCTGCAACTTTTAATATAGTAAGGGATAAGTCAGATAGGGATATCTCTATAAGCTACAAGACTACCCCTTCTACAGCGATAGCCGATAGGGACTATACCCATACTGTTGGGAGTTTCATATTCGAGAAGGGGGCAACCTCAAAAAGCATAACAATCCCTGTGGCTGAAAAGAAAGTAAACTCAATATCTCGTAACTTCTACGTAGATGCGAACTCTATAAGTTCAAAGGTGGAATTTGATAAGTCACGTGGAGTCTGCAAGATCTCCGCTAACAGAGATCTAACTCCGCTCTCTTACGGAACTAAAGAGGAAATGCTGTTCAAGCCAATGTACTGGTCTGTAGACTCCCAACCCTCAGAGAGCTGTTCTATTGTTAGTAATGGATCATCCTTCACTGTTAATATGGTGAACAGGACAAAGGCTGGACTTTCCGGAGTCATTTGGAATACGGAAGATACCTTCGACCATAAAGGTGTAGGTTATAAAACACACAGGGATCTCCGTAAAGCTAAATTTAATTTCTCAATGAAAGTGTCAAACCTGATGCAAGATTTCAGTAAGCCAGAGCTGACACCTACATTGACAATCACACTGATGGATGACACAATACACTATGTGCCCTTGATGCGTTATGCCACTCAAATATCAGGTGATTTTAAGACTGCATCTGTTCTACTTGACTTCTCAAACCTTAAGTCAGGGCCCAATCTGGAGAGGACTGTTGATACCTCCCAAATAAAGCAGCTTATGTTCTCTGTAGCAGCCTCAGATTACAAGGAGTCCACTCAGGTGGAGCCTCTTCCAACCAATCGTGAGTTGCAGATGACAATAACACTTCTCCCCTTACCTAATGGTGAAAAATCCCCAACCATGACGGTGAATAACCAGATTGTTCCGCCGCATGATATCCGTATGTGTACCTCATACGACGACATGTATAACCTAACGGCGGAGAGGGTAGTTTATAACATGAAAGCTTTGGGGTATCGTGACGTGGTTAACCACTATAACGGTATGTCCCACTATTACGACTTCTCATGGAACGGGACTCGTTGGAATCTTAACCGCACCAAGTACCTGAACAAGGCCACTGAGGAATGGATTAAGAGCTATATGAAACTATGCGGGGAAAATAACTACGCAGTTATTAACTCTGTGAGCTTCGAGCTTATGTCCACGGTATGTCCGCCTGAGTGGGTCCAGCATGACTGGAATGATGATCTGGCAGCTACTGGTTATGTACCTCCAAGCTACGTCTTATCCCCACTCATCGAGGGAGGTATGGCATACGTAACAGAGGTTATGGATACAATAGCCAAGATAAGCCAGAGCTACAATGTAACACCTCAGATTCAAATAGGTGAGCCTTGGTGGTGGTACAACACATCTACCAACCTTCCTTGTATCTATGACTACTCAACAAAAGTGGCTTTTAACAAGGCTACAGGGTTGTATGCTCAAGACATAGGGACAAAAGATAATTATCAGACAGGATCACCTTATGACGAGTATGTTAAGTTTTGTCGTGAGGCTCTTGGTAAGAGGGTTGTAAAGTTTGGCACCGATTTAAAGGCAAGGCATCCAACACTTAAAATAACCCTTCTGCCATTCTTGCCGTCGATCATAGACAATGGTTTGATGGAATTCTTGAATTTACCAAAAGATTCCTACTCATCATCCAACTTTGATTTCTACTGTACAGAATGTTATGACTGGCTCATCCAAGGGAAGATGGAGAAATCTTTTGATGCGATAACGATCCCCGCCAATGATCTTAATTACTCTGAGGACAATATCCACTACTTAGCTGGTTTTGTTCCTGATGAGGTCTTAGCTCCACTGTACGGATTCGACCCAGATTCACCATACCGCCCTTATTTGTGGAAGATGATATTTGGGAATATCGCATTGAATACTACAAAGTTCCCCAGAATTCACCAGTATATCTGGGCTTACCCTCAGATAATGCATGACTCTATAACAACCTATGGGTCGTACTCTGACGTTTTCTATATGGATGGTAAGGCTTTTGAAGCTTACCTTGAAGATACACCTTTTGAGGAGTAATTATGGCAAAGCCACTTATTGGTCTTGATATCTGGGCATGGGATAACTATGTCCTCCCTAACACAGGGCAATTAAACAAGAAGCGCCCTATTGATGACCTGTTCAAGAAGGGTTATGACAAGGGACAGAAGCCAGCCTGTGAAGAATATAACTACACTCTCAACATGATCACCCAGTGGATCCGATACATCACAACTGAGCAAGTCCCAGCCATTGAGAAAGTAATTGATGACAAGATCAAAGACTTCGAAAAGGTAGTTGATGATAAGATCAAAGAGGTAGATAAGAAAATTGATGACATGGAGAAAAAGCTGGATGATGCCATCAAGGATATGAACAATAAGGTTAACGGGCTGAATGATTACCTTGTACCAATCGGTGGCGTGATGCTCTGGGGTTCGACAACACCTCCTAAAGGGTGGTTGGAACTTAATGGTCAGAAGTTTGATAAGGCTAAAAACCCTAAACTGTTCTCGGCACTTGGTCGCGATACTTTATGGGATATGCGTGGTCGTGTTCCACGTGGTTGGGCCCACGGATCCACCACAGACTCAGAGCCAAACCGTGCGATCCTTTCCACTCAGGAAGATGCTATTCGTAACATCACTGGCGGAACACTTTCCTATGACCGTTGGAGAGCGCAGGACGGGTATGTTGGTGCATTCCAAACATCTAACCGTCGTTGGAACGCCGAGGTTAAATCTGGCGGTAATGATAACTGGGGTGCTTACGTAACATTCGATGCCAGCCGTGTAGTTCCGACTGCTGCTGAAAACCGAGTGAAGAACATTGCAACCATGTTCATCATCAAGACCGATCAGGCGGATAGTGGTTCTGGTGCTCAAACACCTACGGATATCATCGTTTCCCCTGATTCTATCACAGGCAAGATTGGCGGGCAACAGCGACTGACAGCTACCGTTCTCCCTACCAACATTGCCAGCGGGTTCCCAGTATCTTGGTCAACTACAAACGCTTCAGTTGCAACGGTAGATACTTCTGGTCTGGTAACACTGCGTGGTAAAGGGACCTGTCAGATTATCGCTTCAATCTCTACTGGACTAAACAGCCGTGTTGGTGTTACAGTCAACGTCCTTTTGACATCTCTGACTTTGCGCCAGCCGCCGAGCATTGAAGTTGAAGGTTCACAGAAGATTGTATTCACAGCGGCCCCAACAGACTACTCAGAGCAGATCTTATGGTCTTCAAGTAACCCTTCAGTGGCTTCCGTCGGTGCTGATGGTAGCGTGAGCGGGATTGCGGTAGGTTCTGCTGTTATTTCTGCCCGTGGTTCGATTTCTGGTGTAGGTGCTTCTACTAACGTAACAGTTATCCCTAACTCGGCAGCACTGCCAGTTACTGATGTCCGTTTCGGTAATGCTGTAGATGTTAACTCCAGAGTTAACCAAGTAAACCCTAACTACTTGCAATTCCTTGCTCCGGCGGGCCACTCGATGACCGATATAAGCCAGTACCGCTATCAGGGTGGTGCAAAGGGGGCAGGTATCTTAGGTTTTGTTAGGGCACGACCAACAATGAAAAAGGTTGGTGATACTTGGGTTACTATTGACCAACTAGGATAAGGAGAGTAAATGCGTATTATTCGTAACTTCACTAAATACCAGCCGACGGAGGAAGCGGTACGCCGCTTCGGCCTCCCAAATGCTTTCTTCATTAAATCGGAAGATGGGCAATGTTGGTATGATGTACAGAACAGCTTTTCTCCAGACACTTGGAAGATCCTTATTGACGACCAAGGGATCATCGTCCAACTGGTAAAGAATATTGAGATGTCATTCCCTGTAGATATGACAGTTGTCGAGTTGGATGAATTACCTGAAGGTTTTAACGAGAATACCCGCAGAGATTGGGAATTAGTTAAGACTAAGCTGATCAAGCGTAAGGTAACTCCTGAACAGCTAGATGAGCAACGCAACTCTCTTATTCGAAACACGATGACTGAGCTGAGTGTCCTTCTGGCGATGGGTGACTTACTGGATAAAGCAGAGAGTGCCCGAGCTGAAAAACTTAAGGGCTATGTTGCTGCACTCAAGCGACTTGATGTTACTGTCAAGAAGGTTGTGTTCCCTAAAGCGCCATAAGGAGGTGATGCTTGGATATCACAATGTGGTCTGTTCTGAAGGCGGCTTGGGGGTTTCTAACCTTTATTCTTATGGGTGTCCTTAAATATATCTGGACTGACTATAAGAAGATGCAAGAACGTCAGGATGCCATCGAAAAGGAAATGATCCGTATGAAATCGGATATGGTTACAAAGGACCGCCTTGACGAGACACTAGACAGGAAAGTTAAGCACCTACAGGATAGTTTGCAGGATGTTAGGTCAGACCTCTCTGACCTTCGCCGCGAAGTAAAGTCTGAGGTTTCCGGATTAAGAGATGACATACAGACACTTCTCAAAACGGTCTTGGAGACTCGTCACCGAGGGTAGCTATGGTAACATCCCTTTTGTATGGGGTCTGTTTCTTAGTGCTATTAACTAAAGAAGATAGAGATATACGGCTCATGGCTATTTTATGCCTGAGCCATATTCTCATAGAGAATGGGGTGTATTGGTACTTCTGGAACCATCCTGATATATTTGATCTATCCTTCTACCTTACTTTGTGTTGGTCCCTCGACTCAATCCTCATGTTCGGTATTGCCTGTGTCCTAGCAGGTGCAAAGAAGAAGCTTATTGCTTCAAGTGCCATACCCTTCCTACTCCTCCAAGTCTTCGTGATACAATACCCCGATATGTTCCCTTCTGGTCTGTACTCTTTTACGTGGTCACAATCCAGCTCATTATTCTTTGAGTCGTTGATCTGTGTCTGTGCATTAAAAGATACATCAATACGTGAATGGGTGCAGTTATGCATCATAGCTTTCTGCCTTATTGCAGCTCATTTGCTCTTATATTAACCCGTTGATAAACGAGAGGGAATATGTTAAAATTCCTAAAGGATCTGGTGACATCTTCAGTTAACCCAGACAAGGCATCCCATACCAAATTCTGGTCTAACATCGGCATGGCTTCCATGACTGCTGTTTTCATTAAGATGGGGTGGAACAATACCCTACCTGAATGGTACATGTGGGTGTACGCTTCCGCTGTTGCTGCCCCTCAACTCCTGAGCAATTTCATCTCCCTCCGTTGGGGTGTGAATGTCAATCAAGGCAACAACAACACGAATTCCAATAAAGGAGAGTAACGTGGCAGAACAAATCGCAGTCAGCGAAGATTTCAACAAAGCTGTTGATCAGGTGATCCTTGACTCCAAGAGATTACACGGAGTGGTCAACGGTGATGGATTGGCAAGCATCGTTACAGAGGATGGTAGTCTGATCCCCTCAGTACGTAAAGCTCTTCTTGACAACCTTTACTTCAAAACTCCACCTATCGCTTGGAAACAGGGTACACAGGTTTCTGTATTTAACCAATTATACGCCTTTACTGAGGCTGGTGCAACATCTTGGTGGTATGCTCCTACAGCAACACAATCTACGATTGTTCTACAAGGTGTTTCTCCGAAGAGCGACCCTAAGTGGAGAGCCTTCCTTAACCAGACTGGTGAAGACCCTAGTAAGAAATATGCTCCAATTGATAGTCCTAAGTTCACTGGGAACCCACGCGCACCTAAACCTGCAAAAGGTGATTCATCTGATACGATCCCCACAACTTCGTGGGTAGGTGATGCAATCAAGGCCATTGTTGATGGTCAAGATATCTCAGTTAAGAACCTAACTGTCACTGGAACAACCACCTTGACTGGTGATGCTACGGCCTCTAAGATTGCTTCTGGTGAGATCACTAACACTGGTAAGATTACCACGAAGGATCTTTATGTATCCGGTAACTTTGTCGATGAGGATGGTCAACCTGTAGCCCCTACTATGGATGGCCTCGACATTAACCCTAAAAATGTTAATGCCACGGGGTCCCTGAAAGGGCAGTCTGTCACTACCGTTGGTGGTATCACCTCCGGCGGCAACATGCACTCCAAGGGAACATTGGCTGTTGATGGTGATGCTGGCGTAACAGGCGACTTTAATGTGGCGGGTCAAACAGCTACAGTAAATGACCTTGTTGTCAAGGGGTCTTTACGTGATGGTAATGGAAACCCAATCGGGTCAGCAGAGAGCATCGAAGGCAAGGACATTCTACCGAAGTCTGTAACAGCCACAGAGGCAGTGTCAGCATTGAATCTTTCGGCATCTGATTCTATCACGGCAGTCGGCCCGATCACTGGTGAATCTCTGACAGTAACTGGTGAGGTAAACGGCGGATCACTTGCTGTGTCTGGTGCGGCCTCAATTGAGGGTGTTGCTACCGTTGGCGGTTTGACTACGGAAGGTTCAGTTACTACCAATGAGCTAATCCTGAAGCGTAAGGCTGGTCAGACTGGCGACAAGCTCCGTGTAGAAGGTAATGCTTTAGTAGAAGGCGACCTTAACGTATCCGGAACTATTAACGGCGAGATCGACCTGTCATCCAAGAATATCACGGCGCTATCCGCGACGGTAACAGGTGATATTGGGGCGGTTAACGTTACGGCATCTAACGATGTAACTGCACAGCGGGTTGTTGCTGGCAGTGCTGACATGGGCAAGGTAGGACTTGATGTTGCCAACAATGCCAATGTTGGTGGAAACCTTAAGGTCACTGGTACAATCACTGGTCAGTTGGATCTGAGCAATAACGCTGTGGCGGCTAAGACCTTGACTGTTACAGGTGAGACATCTCTGAAAGCCACTACGGTAACAGATTTGACTGTAACTGGTGACTTTAGTTTAGCCAATAATGATGTCGTAGCTAAATCTTTAGAGGCAGATAAGGTAACGGCTCCTAAGTTCAGCGTCACTCCTAAGGATGTATTGCCGTCTTCTGCGACGTATACGCCTGATGGTACGACGAACGTCTACAACGTTAACGTACAGACGGCTTTTGCTGTTAACGCCCCAGCGGGCCTTGTAGGCGGCGGTAAGTCGGAGTCTATCTACATCTACTTTGAACAGGATGCTACGGGCCATGAGGTTACTTGGTCAAATAGCTTTGTAGTTCATGGAACAGGTACTAAGGTTAGCACAACCCCTAGCTCAGTTACTATCTGTAACTTGGTCTATCGTGGTAAAGGCAACCTGATCGACGTGTTCATGACTACCCGTCCATAACCATTAAGGCCTCATGAGAATGGGGCCTTTTCTTTTAGGAGAGAATATGATTCCGTTTCCAATGATCGCCTTCGGTCTAATTACACCACCAGTCACTGATGGAAAGATCAAATATGCAGTTATGTGCGGCAACTTGGCTTGGGCACTAACCACAAAAGGTGAGCTGTTCGTCGGGGGCCCAGCTAAGAAGTTTACTGGTCTAGGCTTAATGCCTGATGGTGTCACCCACAAAGCCTCCTCTGGTGCTTGGACTAAGGTGATGGATGGCGTTGCATCATTCTATACCTCAACGGCGGCGCTTAAGATGGCAGTAATGGAAGATGGACGGTTCCTGTTTATGGCCTACGATAACGTAAACATCCCGACTATTGCAGACAATAACAACAAGAACATCTTTGCTGAACTACCATCAACTTACTTCAACGGCTCAGGGCTGACTACCCAGAACATTCGCAAGATCGTCAACTACCTGCCAAACGGCGGGATCATGTTCCTGCTGAATGATAACACCTTGTGGCAGACAGTTCCAGCCAAGCTTACCAAAGTCTCTGATAACGTCAAAGATTATGATTGCAGTGTGAATAACCAGATCTATTGTGACACCACAGGTAAGATCTTTGCCAAGGGCTATAATGGTAATTCTAAAGCCATCAACCCCGCAG